TACAACACAATGAACTACGGAACAAGTGAAGTAGTTACAGTATCTTTGACTGTTCGCTTTGATAACGCAGTTCAGAGCCCATTGGCATCTGGTGTCGGTACAAGTGTTGGTCGTGCATTCGGCGGCGGCTCAGTAACTGGTATTGGTTGATCGTTAGAAGAAATCTAGTATGTCTGGATTTTTTCAAAACATGCTTAAGGACGCTGCCAAAGGATTCTTTGGCAGCGAATACCTACGTGATTATACTCACGCAAGCAAAACATTTAGGACTAACGGCTATGCTTATGCTCCTAAATACAAATTCCTCTTTCACGTTGAGTTCAAGCTCAATCGAGAATTGATTGGACCAACAAACATATTCCCAGCAGATAGTAATTTTGGTTTAGCTGTCAAAACGATTCAGCTACCTAAGTTCGCTATGGACTTACATGACATGAATCAGTACAATCGTAACAGATTAGTGCAGACTAAAATCAAATACGATCCTATCTCTATTTCTTTCCATGACGACAATGCTAATTTGATTCGTCAGTTATGGTACACTTACTATTCATACTATTATAAAGATGCATCACAAATGGCACCTGAGTTGGGTAATCCACCATCAGCTAACAGTGATCTATCTAACTCATGCAAGAAATTTGATTATAATAGAAGAAATACGTATGAGCCCTCAATAGACGGCAATGATGATTGGGGTTATATTGGTGAGGGCGCAAACTCACAACAGACTCCGATGGCAGCTACATTAGGTATGTCTAAACCTCCGTTCTTCAAGTCTATTGATGTATACGGATTCAATCAACATAGTTATGTTCTCTATAGACTGATAAACCCTATGATTGAAAGTTTCAATCACGACACTTATGATTATAGTGCTACTAACGGCACTATGGAAAATCAAATGTCGCTTAGATACGAAACTGTAAAATATTTTGACGGTGCTATTGACGGTAGAACACCGGATAACATCATTAAGACATTTGGTACAAACGAGCACTATGATAGAACTCTAAGTCCAATTGCACGTCCTGGATCACAAGCAACAATCTTAGGTCAAGGTGGTTTGATTGCAGCCGCTGGCGGCTTTATGGAAGACTTGGAAAACGGAAATATTTTAGGTGCTATTCAAAAAGCCGGAGCGGCAAAGAATACATTTAAGAACCCGCAGAACATATTGAAGATTGCTAAAGGTGAAATATTGTCTGGAGTAGCAGGAGCTGTTCAAGGCACACCAAACAGAAACAATACATTCTTGTTCCCTACATTCGATCCTAAGGCAGCAGTCAATGCAGCAAATTCTGCCTTTGGTGCGCTCACTAAGCCGCCGAGTGTAAATAACACTAGAGGTGAATAATAATGGCAGATACAATTGACGCCCGCTCGGGCAAACTAGACGCGACTGTTAGAGTCTATGATTCTTTTTATGAATTTGATACAGTCGTTGATGGTAATGAATATGATATCGTATATTCTTACTTTAAGAATACTTGCGCTAACGTTACAGTAGCATCAAACTTTACATCTTTCTTGTTTAGAATTGCTAATACATTAGGCAAACCTGTACTAGAAATTTTAGATAGTATGAAGGGAACTACTAGTTCTGAAACGAACGCAATCATAGCGTACTATCTGAACAGTTTCAAATCTAAAACTTCATTGTATGGTATTAGTATCGTACCTAAACCAAATCAAACGGTTCAACGTAATATAGTAGTCTAATGTCTAAGTACGCTCAAGGTATTTACGAAGTAAAGAATGTAGAAAAGTACATAGGCAAACACAAGCCTAAGTATCGTAGTGGTTGGGAATTTACATTCATGCAGTTTTGTGACAATAACAAGAATGTATTGAAATGGGCTAGTGAAGCTATCGCTATACCCTATATGAACCCAGTCACTGGCAAACGAGCTAACTATTATCCTGACTTTTTCGTAGTGTATCAGAACAAGTACGGTAAACAAGTAGCAGAAGTTGTCGAAATCAAACCAAAGAAGCAAAGTATCATTGAAAGCAAAGTTGCTAGCGCACGTGATAGAGCAGTAGTTGCAGTAAATCATGCCAAGTGGGCAAGTGCCAAAGCATACTGTCAACAAAACGGATTCACATTCCGAGTTATTACAGAGGATGACCTTTTCTACAAGGGAAGTCGCAAGTAATAAATACTACTATTACAGGATAGTAGTTATGACAAAGAAACTAAGTGAGTTGTTCGAACTCCCCACAGACGAACAAACACTAGAACCTCAAGAGTTACAGGCAGCACAGAATGAGATAATCACTCAGGAGTCATTGTCCACACTCGAAAAAATTGAAAATGCACTACCTCAAGTTAGAGGATTAGAAGCGTCAGACGTAGAGATGGATGAACTTGCTAACATGGCTAAAGAGAGCTACGAGAATCTAATGGATTTGGGTATGCAAGTTGATAGTCGTTTCGCTAGTGAAATCTTTAACAGTGCAAGTAGTATGTTAGGTCATGCTATCACAGCCAAAACTGCAAAGATTAATAAGAAGCTCAAGATGTTGGACCTTCAATTAAAGAAGGCTGCTATGGATCAAAAGATTGCTGGCAAAACGGAAGAAGTAGAGAATACGCCGTTGGGTGAGGGAAGTTTAGTAGATCGTAATGAACTACTCAAACAGATTCTTGGAACCAAAAAAACAACTGAATGATAAATATAATATAGGAATTGTACAATGAAAAGCCTCCGTCATTATCTAACAGAAAGTGTGAAGTCATATCGCTACACGATTAAAATCGCCGGCGATCTGGATAAAAACTTCATCACTATGTTCAAGCACAACTTGAGCAAATTCGATCCAGTTAAGATCGAAGAACCAAAGACTACTCCCATTCAGAAGAATCCATATGGTTTCCCTGAATTAGAAAATGAGTCTATCACAATCATCAATGCAGAATTCAGATACCCTGCAACAGAGCCAATGATTCAACAAGTTGCTCAGTTGCTAGGTAAAAACATTAACATGATTCGTGTCGTTACTACTGACTTCAATGACAGTATTAATAGTGAAGCAGACAAATATGCTAATCAACCAAGCCCAGTCTTAGATGATGAAACACTAGAAGATAGCGGCAAAGAAGCAAGCAAAGACTATGCAAATCAATACTTAGACAAAGTAGTTCCTACTAAGCCTAGCATTGATTATAAGTTTGACGCTAAACCAACTCCAACAGCACCCAATAAGACGAAAGAAGGCATCGGTACTAAGAGCCCAATGTCAACTATCAATCGTCCACCTAAACCTCAAACCGGAGCTAGAAAATGATCGACTTTACATCGAGTCAGCTAACTTGGATTGTTATCGGTGCTTGTAGCATCGGTGGCACTGGTTATTTGAGCATGGATGGTTCTATTAAAGAACTAGACAAGAAGGCTGCGATAACACAGGTTAAAGCTGAACAAATGGAGAAGAAACTGACAGAGGTTAGTACCCAGCTTGACAGAATTGAGCAAGCACTCATTACACAGAACAGTAAAAAAGGATCACGATAATGGATTTCAGAAGCATGTTAAAATCGCTAGGTCAACTATCCGAAGCGACAGAAAAAACAAAGACTGGTTTAAAGCACACCGCTGAGCCGGGCGGCTACGGCCGCAAAGATGACGAAGACTCAGAAGGTAACAAAGTTAAACAAGACTCTGCACCTCGTGGTCGTGGTCGTCCAAAGAAAGATGCTGATGCATCCGGTGAAGTCAAAAAGTACGACACTAAAGGTGTAGGCGATGTATTTGGTGGCGGCAAAGCCCCTAAGAAGCCAGTCGGTACTGTATCTAAAAAGCACAGCTTAAAAGAATACTTTGACCAACTAGACCAAGCTCTACTCGAAGGTGAAACTATCGAGAAGAAGGGTGGACGTGTTCACAAAGGTACTTACGGTACATCACACGAAGCAGGTGATGAAGGCGTTGCTAAAGTTGCAACACAACGTGGTCGTGGTCGTCCTAAGAAAGACGCTGATAGCTCAGGTGAAGTCAAAAAGTACGACACTAAGGGTATGCAAGATTATATCGTTGGTAACAAGCCAAAGACATTACCAGGCAAAGCAGCAGTAAAGCACAGAATTAAAGA